CGTTTTCATGTCGTTTTCCGTTTGCAGGTCACGCATAGGCTCACAATCCTTTCCGGCTCATCTTGCGCCTTTTGATAGTCCATTCATCCTTTGTAAGCCTTGCAACAGCCAATGGACGGGCTTTAAGGGGCTTGCCGGTAGGAGCATGGGGGAGAGACGCAATAACCTTGTGAGCACGCTCTAGTGCCCGTTTCCCCATAGGCTCAAGAGGCTTTGCGTTAACCGGCTTACGTGGAGGCTCAAACGTGTTTTTAGACAATGTACCACATTCCTTCCCGGTAGGTGATGTTAGCATCACTCAAAGCGCGGTTGATTTCCTCTTGAGTATCAGTCGAGAGGGTGAATACGGCAGTATCCTTTTTGCGAAGAATTTTCTTGCCGTTTTCGTCATAGTTGCTGCCGGAATTGAGCATATCGAATTGCTCTTGAACAACAACGCTCTTGACGTAATCGCCAAATTCCATGCAAGCCCCATGGACGGGGTTTACGCTCACTAGAATGTAGTATTTGGCCATTTCAGTACTCCCCATAAACGGAGGAAATGCACTCTTCATACCATACGTCAAAGGTATCAGTGAAAGCGTTTCCATCGCGCTTGAAGTCTACCAAGACGTAGGAGAGATTAGCGGAAACCCTTACCGCCACAATCTCAATAGGCGTTTCCAGATGAGTGAAGTAAGAGACAACAAAAAGCTTTGCAGCCTCTCCCGTATAGCCTTTAAGCCAAAGCTTATTAGCCTCTTCATTCTTGAAGAGCGACATTTTATAGCCTTCCCGTTTGGAGTTAAACGCATATCCCCATGGCAAAGCATGAGGATAGATTTCTAACTCTTAGTACATCATGGGATTGTTTTGAGTGATATCGTCTTCACAATCCTGATAACCACAATGCCAATCCGTTTCATTGCTACGGAAAGGCTTTTTACCACTCCAATGGTCTTTCATCTCTTGCTTATACCGGCATTCCATACGGTCCCGGTAGCCGTCTTCATACTTGAATTCCATTTTGATAGCCTCTCCATTTGTTCCAATAGCTAGCAACTCAAAGTAACACGCTCGACACTAAAGGATTATCCATCCTTAGAGTGTGAGGAATTTACATACTTAATCTTGCCGCTAGCCATTATTACAAATCTTAAAGCTTGGTTTCCTGCCCTAGACCGTGAAACCCGTCTAGCATCTAGTGTAACAAAAACTTAAACGCATTAACTCTCCCCATCGCAATCGCGGGAAGTTTATTTTTCAAAGGACATGTGATCCATCATTAACCCGGCTTGTCAGACCGTCTAATGATTTCCGGCTCGCATATTCAATCGGAAACCCTAAGCTAGCCCGTTTCCTTCTATCACTCCCAAAACACTCCTACCAATTGCCATGCCATGATATGATGTTGCACATGACAAGTCTGACACAATGGCGGTTAGTCGAGTTAGGCTAGTGAAAAGGTTGCTCTTCGCAAGTGTTTATAGAGTACACCAACGTGTTATCATTCCGCATTCACGCTTGCCGGTTAAGGCTGGAATTTGCAATCTTCGCTTAGTTCATCCAATAGCTTTTCGCCCCTCCAATCTCCCAATGCCTCAATTCATAGATTGAAGAGCATATGTAGGGCGACTAGGTAGAGCGTGCTATGTCCTTACCATTTCTTTACTTTTGATCACCCTCTTGAAAGCCTTAGCTTATCCCATGGCCTAGAGGGTAAGAGTGGAGCGAAATGCGTGGATATCTATTCCATTGGGGGAGTGATCTTACGGACAACTGGAAAGCATTATCGCCCCCGCTCCGTTGCTGCTTTAATGAGAGGCTTATTATTCCTCCCCCGCTACCTAGTAGAGCAACATTCGCGTTACTCCTAGATATTCGCCCAATATCCGCCTAAAGCCTAGGGGAGAAACCTAGGAGTACTTGCCGTTTCAATCCCCTCTTACTACCGCAGTAGGTCAGGTAAGGATTTACTCTGGAAACCCCGTATGATTAGGGGCAAGTAGCGCGGAATTCTTAAGCTAGTCCTTCTATTTCCCTAAGCGGGTTGCCCGGACTTGGCTATGCGTATGCACTCTTATGACTATGGGGAGTGCTTTCCCCTCATATCTACCTAGCGATTGGGCTAGGCAATTCCGTAAGAGCCTAAGGCGTGCTCTTGAAACCAGATGGGAGAGGGTGAAACCCAATGGGGAAAGCCCCTTGCCCGTCCGCCACTAGGGCTAAACCATTTGCGGTCTGGAACTCTTATATATGCAGTGACCAAAAACCCTTGCCACACTTATAAGTTATTTTATAACCCTTTGATATTCCTCAATATTTCTCTTGAGTAATACCACTAGAATTATAGAACAATATGAGAACAAATCACCCTTCCTAGATAAACCATTGAAATCATTAGATATTCCATGAGTGATTTGGGCATATTTATTACAACCTAAAATATACCAATACCACATTCAACTAGAAAGAACCAACTTTCTGGACAACTACCAGAGGTTGTATATCGCATGATTATACTTCTACAACCTATGATTTGTCTACTAACTAGAGGTTGATTGTATTAAAATATATTTTCAACCTAAGGTTGTAGAAATTAAATAGGATAACATTCTGCCGGGAAAAGGGATAATTCCATAGGAAAATGCATAGGCTCTAAAATCCACATAGAAGCCCGTACAATCGATTTCTTATTTCCATAGGCAATCTAGCATGGGCATTTAATGGCGCTTCTCTAGGGTATCTCTACGTCAATTTACGAAAGGTCACGGTTGTGATATATAATTCTACAACCTCGTCGCTTTGCTCCTATTTCATTCTACAAGAACGCTCCAAAAGGCATAACGTGTAGAATATTTTACCTACAACCAAAGAATTAGGTCAGTACTCCTGTCCTATCTCTTGGAATTGCCCCTCATTAATTCAGGGACAAATGAATAATTCAGGAATGAATAAGCATACAAGAATTATAGACTGTTAAATCACCCCTAGGGCGAACAAGGGATATTCACATATGACAAAAGAATTCACCCATGAATCAACAAATAATATTCACTTCTGAATTACTAATTCAAATATGCATAAGCACACTAGGATTATAGACTATTGCTCTAATTCAAATACGAATATCTAATTCAAGAATGAATAAGAGGATAATTCATAGGCAAAGGATTAATTCAGATATGAACAAAGGAATTAGGATTCTTGTCCTACAACCGGCATATATTCCTAGAGTATATCGTTACTTCAAGATACTCTAATTCAAGAGATAGTTACTATGGATATACTTCAAGGAAGTACTCTTCAAGTATATCAATACTTAATGAAGTATAGAGGGTAAGTAACAGTGAGGAATGTATTCCTTTCCCCCAATCAATACTTCAAGTATACTATGCCTGTACTTGGGCTATACTCCGGGCAGGACCCATGGGGGAGAGACTATATTTATATACCAATAGTACATATTTTTCAATAATTTAGGTGTCTAAACTAGTATTCTTCAAGAATGTCCATTAAGTATTACTTCAAGAACCTATTCTTTAGGTACTTAGCAAGGGAACTATTTAGTTTTTGTTGATCAAAAGTATGTAAAAATAGGAAATGGTGACTCTGGAACAACCATTAGTAAGTTTTTTGTAAATAAGTAAGCTAAAGTTGCATTTTTCTCTTGACAGACCTTTTAGAAAATGGTATAATTAAGCTATAGAGATAAGGAAGAAAGAATACTACTGCTACGATAGGTAGTTTGTTAAAACGTCTAGCAGTTAAATGACTTTAGATTCTTCTTCTTATTTATTGTCTAGGATGATTGATTAGAAAAGAAGGTACTTCAACAGAAGTTACTTCAACAGAATGCTTCAAGGACTTGAAGAACACTTCAACGAAAGGTTCTTGAAGTATGGGCTTGAAGTAATTACTTAAGGGGAGAACCTTTTGACTAACAACCCACTAATAGAGCTTAATGACGATGGCCTAGATGAGCGAGAAGTAGCTTTCCTAGATGTACTCTACGACATGGAGTGCAAAGGGAACCTACGAGTAGCCATGGATAAGGTAGGCTACCCTAAGTCCTTCCCCGTCAGTGCTGTATCCCGTAAGTTAGGGAAGCATATCAAGGATAGGACCAAAGAATTCCTAGTAGCCTCCTCTGGACAAGCTGCTGTAGGTCTCGTTGGAGTACTCATAGACCCCTCGGCTGTAGGGGCAAAGAATATCATAGCTGCTGCCAAGGACATCCTTGATAGAGCAGGGGTATTTAAAGAGGAAGCTCCACAACAGATCGAAGTACGTAATATGTTCATCCTTCCAGCTAAGGAAGTTGATGATGATTTCTTGGTTATAGACCATGACTGACAATAGGCTCCCTTTAGAACGGTGGCCAGAGAAGACAAGAAAGCTTCCCTATGGTAAGATCGGGTATGGCTACAAGATAGACCCTGAAGACCCCTTCCATATCATCCCTGACATAGATCAAATAGCTATCCTTGAACAAGCCTTCGACTATATCGATGCTGGTAGTTCATGGAGAGAGGTTGGGGAATGGGTATCACAGAAGCTTCTTTGTTCTATTGTCCATCAAACGATATCTAACCTCTACAAGATACACCGTAGGCCATTCCTCAACAGGAAGACCAAGCGTCGTACCCATAAGTCTCCCTCTAAGGAAACTAGGGAACTGGTGGGTGCCAAGGTATCAGCTAGGCTTGCGGCTAAGAGGGTTAAAGAACTCGAAGCTAAAAACAAACAACTCAAGGCGGAAGACTTTCCAGAGCCGCCAGTCCCTACTGAAGAACGTAGGGGCAATCCAGTATTAAAAGACCCTTCTTTGTTCTCTAAAGAGAAACCGAAGCCGCCAGTCCCTACAGAGGTTTCCTTTGTATTTAAGCCAAATCCCGGCCCACAGACTGATTTCTTGGCTGCTTCAGAGGAAGAGGTTTTGTATGGGGGTTCGGCCGGTGGAGGTAAATCCTTTGCTATGTTGGCTGACCCTATGAGATACTTTTCTGAACCCAACTTCGTTGGTCTGCTCCTTCGCAGAACAAACGACGAGCTTAGAGAGCTTAAGTGGGAATCTCAGAAGATGTATCCTAAAGCATTCCCCGGTGCCAAGTGGAAGGAAAAGGACTCTATGTGGGTCTTCCCTTCGGGTGCCAAGTTCTGGATCACCTACCTTGATCGTGATGATGACGTCATGCGCTATCAGGGACAGGCATTCACATGGATCGGGATGGATGAGTTAACTCAGTATCCTACATCTTTTGCTTATACATACTTGAAGTCTCGTCTTCGTGTTACTGACCCTAGTCTTAAGAAGGCTCTTGGTGGTGCCACTGGATACATGAGAGCAACTACTAACCCCGGTGGTCCCGGCCATCATTGGGTTAAGAAGATGTTCATTGATCCTGAGGTTCCTAACAAGTCTTTTTGGGCTACGGATATAGAAACTGGTGAAGTACTTAAATACCCCACCGATCACGAAGATCCAAGTAAAGCTGGTAAGCCACTATTCAAACGCAGGTTCATCCCTGCTAAACTTAGAGACAACCCCTACCTACATGCTGACGGTGCATACGAACGCTCTCTTCATGGTCTTCCTGAAGATCAGAGACGTAAGCTCCTAGAAGGCGATTGGTCAATCGTTGAAGGAGCAGCTTTTGCCGACTTTAATCCAAAGTATCATGTATGCAAACCATTTGATATCCCTCCTACTTGGCGTCGTTTTCGAAGTGCTGACTATGGTTTTTCTAGTCCAGCTTGTGTACTTTGGTTTGCTATTGATCCCTCTTTTGATACGCTATATGTGTACCGGGAGCTTTACGGATCGGGAATGACCGGTAGGGATTTGGCCCACAAAGTACTCAGCCTAGAGTCTGATGAGTCCATATCTTATGGTATGCTCGACTCTTCTGTTTGGCATGACCGTGGTCACTATGGCCCATCGATTGCTGAAGAGATGATCGCAGAAGGCTGTAGGTGGCGTCCATCAGATCGTAGTAAGGGTTCCCGCACAGCGGGTAAGAACCGTCTCCACGAGCTTATGAAGATCACTGAGACTGCATTGGGAGAGAAGCTGACTGGTATCAAGTTCTTTGATAACTGTCGCCAGATCATTGCTGACCTTCCAGCTATCCCCTCACATCCAGATGGTATTGAAGATATCGATGATAGGTATCCTTCTGACCACTCTTATGACGCCCTACGGTATGGGATTATGTCACGTCCAAGAGCCTCAAGTCCTTTGGATTGGGGCACCAAACCTCATGGCAAATATATACCCTCGGATACTGTCTTCGGGTATTAAGAATAAGGATAACGAATTTGCAAGCTACTAGGGCAACCCGTAAGGAAAAGCGTAGGTCTAATGCTAAGAACGTTCAGCCGGTTCCACAGCCGCAGAAAGAGATTAGCCTCAGACTAGTAGACATTAAACCCAAGACTGACAATCAATCGATTGCTTTCCGAGCTTGGGGTTCTGGTCAACATGAATTTCTTCACGGGTTGCCCGGCACAGGGAAATCCCTTGTAGCCCTGTACCTTGCACTTCGTTCCGTCCTAGAAGAAAAGAAACATGAGAAGGTAGTTATTGTACGTTCTTCTGTTCCAACTCGTGACATTGGCTTTATGCCCGGATCAGCCGCTGACAAGATGAAGCATTACGAGGCTCCCTACGCGGGACTCTGCACTACCCTTTTTGGGCGTGGTGATGCATATGAGATCTTGAAGAAGAAGGGTGTCATTGAGTTTATGCCGACTAGCTTTATCCGTGGTATTACTGTGGATGATGCAGTCATTATTGTCGAAGAAGCTCAGAATATGGCTTATCAGGAAATACGTTCTGTCATCACTCGCTTGGGTGATAACTCTAGGTTCATCATTAATGGTGACTTGGAACAGGATGACCTTTCCTCTGAACGCTATAAGGAAGAGACTGGTCTCAAGAAGCTTATGGATATTATGAAGAAGATTCCAACCGTAACTCACATTGAGTTTGGTATTGATGACATCGTTCGTAGTGACTTCATTAAGCAATTCATTATTGCGGAGTATGGTCTATGAAAGTAAAGGGTCGCAGACAATCGACTAACGTAACGACTGCTACCCCTAAGGATTACGCTCAGGGAGAACAGAACTGGAAGGGTGCTTCTAACCGTACCCTCCGTTCGCAGAACCCAATCAGTGCATACCCTATCGATCCTAGTAATCGTACAGGCGCTCTCGAAATTGATGATGGCTCTAACGACCATCCCTTCCTCCAACACTTCCAAAAGGACAACTAATATGGCTGGTGATTTTATTTCCTACAAGGACAAGCGTAGCGGTGCTGTCACCCTCACGAAACGTGGCGGTAAGTACGACGACGGTTCTGATCCTAATTACCCCGGCGAACTTGGTGACGAGTTCCGTGGCATCGGTGGCTCTGCTTCGGCTGAGACTATTGCCAAGGATGGTAAAGAGAAGGGTCAGAAGGAAGCTGAAGATACTGCTCGCGTCACTCGTGGTATGTCCGCAAAGGCGAAGGCTAACAACGCATCTATGGACCCCGCTGGCTCTTGCACTGGCAAGGGTTCGGACCATGAGTTCTTCAAGCATACCATTACGAATAAGTAAGGATACCAAGTATGGATGATAATGTCGTTTCTTTCCCCGGTGCAACAATCATTGCTGCCCCTGTCGAAGAGGAAGTTAAGAAGTTTACTGCAAAGGATATTCTTTCTGATCTAGAAGATTTGGAATTTAACGACATTATGATTATTGGGAGATTGGATGGTGGAGCCTTGTACTTCGCCACCTCTTCCGGTGATCCTGCTAAGATACTGCTAGACCTTGAGTCTACCAAATACATTGTCATGGACGCTGTAATGTCCGAAGAATATGAGGATTAAGATTTATGGCTTCATTTATGGATGAGATGCCGACGACACCTACGACTAATGATCTATCTTTAGAGACTTCTTCTGATGGTTCTTCGGCTGCTGCTGTACCTGAAGTCGGTGAAGCTAACGCAGATGATCGAAAGTATTCTAGGCTCGCGGAAACAATCAACGAAGAATTCAATCGGTCTGAACGAAAGAAGATGGTGGACGAAGAGCGTTGGCTCGAATGCTACAGGAACTATCGTGGTATCTATGGACCAACAACTCAATTCACTAGCTCTGAGAAATCTAGGGCTTTCATTAAGATTACCAAGACTAAGGTTCAGGCTGCTGTTGCACAGATTGTTGATGTTCTCTTTGCAGGTAATTCATTCCCCATTGGTGTGGAGTCTCTTAGTGAACCGGTAGGCGTAGAGGGTACAGTTAACGTATCTCAGTCTCAGGCTGCTAGTCCTGACCCTAAGCCATCCTCGCAGATGGACCCACACATCGCTAAACTCTTTGGTCCCAAGAAGGACTTGCTTAAGCCTGTAGAAGATCAGGTAAAATCTGGCCCCGGTTTGATGCCGGGAGACTTGACCTTTGAACCTGCTAAGGATGCAGCTAAGAAGATGAACCGAGTTATTCAGGACCAGCTTGAAGAGGCTGATGCTTCTGCTTCGCTCCGTTCGGTAGTCTTCGAAATGTCTCTCTTCGGTACTGGTATCTACAAGGGTCCGTTCGCTATCGATAAGGAATATCCTCGTTGGAGTGAAGACGGTGCTTATGCTCCTGAAGTTCGTACTATCCCACATGTGGAGTACGTATCGATTTGGGATTGCTACCCTGATGCAGATGCCCGTTCTATGGCTGAAGCAGAGAAGTTTATCCAGAGGCATCGCCTGTCACGTACAGACCTTCGTGCCCTTAAGAAGCGTCCCTACTTCCGTGGTAAGAGTATCGAAGCCCTCATTTCTGATGGCCCGAACTACCAGTTGAAGTATTGGGAGTCTGCTCTACAGGATCACACTCAGGCTGATTTCTCCAACCATGAACGTTGGGAAGTCCTAGAGTATTGGGGTATCATGGATGCTCAGATTGCTAAAGAAGCAAACATTAAAATTCCAAAGCAATTCAAGGGTCACGATCAAATCCAAATTAACGCTTGGGTATCCGATGGTCACATCCTCCGGTTGGTCTTCAACCCGTTCAATCCTGCACGTATTCCCTATAACGTCGCGCCTTATGAAATCACCCCTTACTCCTTCTTTGGTGTAGGTGTTGCAGAAAACATGCTTGACACTCAGTTGCTCATGAATGGCTTTATGCGATTGGCAGTAGATAATGCTGCTCTTAGCTCTAACATCATTCTTGAAGTAAACGAAGACATGCTAACCCCCGGACAGAATATGGAACTTTACCCCGGTAAAATCTTCCGTCGTTCAGGTGGTCAACCCGGAATGGCAATCAATGATA